TCAAGGCTCCAACGCTGTCGCTATGGGTAATTCCGCGGGTCAGACCTCTCAAGGCACCAACGCCGTCGCTGTGGGGAGAGAAGCGGGGCGGTACAATCAAGGCACCAACGCCACAGCTGTGGGGGTCAATGCGGGTCTGAGCAATCAGTCATATTACGGCACCTGCGTAGGGTGGGCGGCGGCTGCGTATAATCAAGGAGCTGACTCTCTCGCCTTAGGACACGATGCGGGTCGTGACAATCAAGCTGCCTACAGTATCGTGCTCAATGCGACGGGGGGGTTACTGAATACAAACACCGGCTCCGCCTTCTTCGTGAAGCCCTTACGCAACACAGGTGGTACGGCTATGTATTACGATACCTCGAGTGGTGAGATTTCATTCAGCACCTCCGACGATCGCATGAAGGTCAAGGAAACCTTGATCAAGGACGCGACCACAACGCTCATGAAATTGTCTCCACAAAGCTACTTCAAAAAGTTTAAACTGGATGAACCCAATATTTCCCACTACGAATCGGGTCTCATGGCGCAAGATGTGTGGTACGATGCCCCAGAATTGAGACACGCGGTCCATTTGGGGGCATACGCCGATCCGACTCCAGAAAAACCACCAGCGCCCAGTGATAGTCTCGAAGACGATCCCGACTATTCCGCGTGGGGCAGCGATCCAGCGCAAGTCCAGTACGATCAACTCATTCCATATACGATCAAGTCTATTCAAGAGATCGTCACGGAACTCCCTCGGTCCAAGACCACCGTGTCGAATGCGTGGGGACAAAACATCGTGGGTCTCGTCGTGAGTGCGAATGCCAATGCCCACAAGACGAACACGACACCCATCGTCGCCCTTTCGAATGTCTACATGGACAAGAAATGGTACGGGGTCGTTTCGGAGAAGAAGACCGACACGAACGATTACGATACGCTCGTGGACACGAAGGGCGACACACAAATTTGGGTGACGGACACAGGTGGTCCCATCGAGTCTGGGGATCTCGTGACCACCTCGAATGTGGCACCCGGCTACACCCAAAAGCAAGGTGACGACCTTCTCCGAAGCTCCACCGTCGCCAAGGTGACCCAAGACTGTGATTTCACGGAGCCCACACAGCGACCCATTCGCGTGCCCAAGAAGGAACTCTCAAATGTCACCTATTACATTGAAAAGACGGAAGTCGTCGTCGATTTGTATGAATACGAACAAAACTTGTGCGAACGACGCAAGACGATGAAAACTGAGACCGTGTACCGAAAGATTCACGCAGAGGGTCGCGATACCGTGTACTTCGACGCCGATGACAACGAAGTGAGTAAACGAAAGTACGAGACGCTCACGGGAGGTAGCACGGTCACCTATACCGATGTGTCCACTGACGAGTACAATAATTTGACACCCGAAGAACAAGCCGACTACACGGAAACCATCAAGAAGGTTTACTACAGAGTGGATCTCTTGGAAAGTCCAGTGGAACTGGAAGAAGGTGCGTACGACGAAACCGAAGTTCGCCAAGAACTCGTCGATGTTCTCGATGAAAACGGACAAATCGTATGGGAAGAGACGGGCGAAACGGAACCCGTATACACCCTTGTGGATCACGGAAGCTATAAGGCAGCGCTCGTCTCAGCTAAATTAATTTAATCCATTTTATACACCAGTGAACTTAAAAAAAACTCTCACTATACTATAAAATGTCTGGTGGTATTGCCCAACTTGTGGCCGTCGGTGCTCAGGATGCGCACCTCGTCGGCCAGCCCGAAATCAGCTTTTTCCGTAGTACCTACAAGCGCCACACAAACTTCTCCCAAACCGTGGAACGCCAAGTGATCCAGGGGAATGTCTCCAATGGGGGTATGTCAACTGTCCGCTTCGAACGCAAGGGGGATCTCCTCAACTATGTGTATCTCATGCCAATTAAGGGTGACAGTACCGGTGCAAATACATTTACTACCGATTGGAGTGATGTTGTGACCAAAGTTGAGCTCCTTATCGGTGGTCAGGTTATTGATGATCAAGATGTGACATATTCCAGTCTTATCGCCCCAACTCTTTCGGCGACCAACTCATCAAAGTCCGTGTCCGCGCAACTCTACAATGGCATCGACGGTGCTCAATTCTACCCACTCCGCTTCTTTTTCTGTGAAAACTGGCAATCCGCCCTTCCACTCATCAGCCTTCAGTACCACGATGTGGAACTCCGCATTACTTGGGGGTCTGAAGCTGCTGCGAGCAAATGGGAAGTCTACGCGAACTACGCCTACTTGGATACCCAAGAACGCGAATTCTTTGCCTCGAACCCACAAAACATGATCATTACACAAGTCCAAAAGGCGACTGCTTCCGCTGCAAAGATTCAGGAGCTCAACTTTAACCACCCAGTAAAATATCTCGCGGCGGCGAATGCCTCTGGTGTGAATATTCTCGGTGCTACAGGTGGTACCGACAATAAGACAAAGCTTCAAATCAATGGTGTGGACATTGCCGACTTCAAGTTTGCGAACCCTAACTTCTCAACCATCCCATTGTATTATCACAGCACAAACGCAAACTCGGCGGTTGCGAGTGCCAGCACCGAAAAATTGTTCTTCTATCCATTCTGCTTGGATGCCGGTAAGTTGCAACCAACCGGTACCCTCAACTTTTCTCGTCTCGACTCCGCTCGTATTGTGAACGATCGTAATGATTCCGATGATGATATTTACGCCGTGAACTACAACGTTCTCCGCATTGAGAACGGTATGGGCGGCCTTTTATATTCTAACTAATTAATAAAACACATGTGGAACATAGTTTTCCTCCTCGCCATCGTTTTTGTATTGACGTATGACCCAAAATCCAGGACACTTGAAAAGTATATTGGTGAACCCACACCACCAACTGATAAGTCCTGTCAGTCCACGCATTACGAAGCCGTTCAATTTGCACAGAGCCCCTACGAATGCCCTCCTCCAGGCCGAACCCACATGGGTGCCCTTACTTAAAAGGAAGGATCTAAAGTAACATATAATGATTTCCATGGATCGCGAAACGCTCACACTTGTCGCCACTGTCATCGCTGTTATCGGTGTTGTATTTCTCTTCAGGGAGATGAATAAGGCCAAACAGGATGTTGAGAACCTCAAAGGTTTTTCGTCACATGTGATGCAACGCCTCAACACACCAATCCAAATAATTCCAACCCGCGAAGAACCCGAGGAAGAACCCGCTGAAGAAAAGAAGGAGGAATAAACATATCCGTTTATTATAACTTGCGAATGCGCAATGAAAAAATACAAAGCTATAGCGATACCCGTCAGCTTCTCTGATGGAAAGCCCCGATTTCTCACAGTGAGAGATCGGCGCTTCAAAGATTGGATATTTGTCACTGGTGGATGCAGACGGAGAGAGATCTTTAATCCTCTCCGATGTGCCCTTAGGGAACTCGAAGAAGAAACACGGGGTACGGTTGTCCTCAAAAATGGCGAATACGCGGAGTTCAAGTTCACGGTGAAGGAAAGCCCCACGGTGGACTTGGAGTACAATGTATTTGTCTTTTTCGTTGACTATACCAAGACCCAGCAACAGGCACTCGTAAAAAAGTTTTACGAAGAGAAACAAAAGACCAACCTAAAAAAGATTAATAAACAGCCAATAAAGAAAACTTTTGATGAAAACGACTATATGAGTTTTGATACTCTTGAAGAGTTTAATACTCGTAAGAGGTGGAAACTCATCATAGACAATGTCATCAAAAACCCAGAGTTTTATTCGTGTGTGACTTCCCTCAATAGAAAAACCTTTTCTATTAAATAGAATGAAGTCAAAGTCTTACATTTTAATGCAGATTGGAGAACTCCTTGAAAAAAATAGAGGTCTTTGTCCACAGGAAGTGGACGAATGGAAAGAAGAAAATAAAGAAAAGACCGTCTATGAACTTCTCACTATAAAGAAAAACCTCACAGAATCACCCAAGGAGTTTAGAGATATCTCTGTCATGAGATGGTTTAGAGAAGAAGATCTATAACAAAGTATGTTTAAAAAGTGGTGTACACAACAAAAAT